CCCTTCTATTTCGACCCATTCAGCTTCCCAAAGGATAACGCTAGATTTTCCGAATGCTTTGTCGAGTAAGTTTGGTAGGTAGGTATCCAATCGACTGTGGATGAGGAAAACGTGTTGTTCAGCCAAAATGCCTCCGGTGATATATAGTGTTGCGGACTAATAATATCAGGCTAGCGACTCTGACACAAGCACAGTAGTCGTAGGGTGGAGCGCAGTGCAAATCACCCCTTTCGCACGTTAGGGATTGGTGGGTTCTATTTCATTTCACCACACTACATTGACTGGTCTATCAGAGGTAATAAGTTTTAAAACTAGGTGCTGAATAAGTTAATAGTGTCTAGGAGAAATCAGAGGGATAAATTGATTTGAATAATAGCTGGAAGGGCGGTCCTTGGTCGCTAAAGAGTGGAGTTCTCTCCATTTCGAATGTTTGACGTGTATCATAACTGATGCTGATACCTTCATACTTAACAATGACCTCGATTTTCTTTGTGCTATCCTCGACAATGCGCTGGATATGCTCCTGTATCTCAGGGAACTCGACGTCATCGTGAGTATTCGGGGCTAGTAGGGGGAGAGATTTAAAAAAGGGCTGCCCAATTATTGTGGAATCGCTGGCTATGAAGGAGATGCGGATATTGAGTTTTGTAGCAGGAACTGGCCCTGTATTTTGCAAAAGAATAGAAAAGCTGTGCAATTTAATAGGGATAGTTATTGATATTGGTGGTGAGATTATCGAAGATGAAGATATTGAGTTTTGGGGGGCTGTACTAGTTCCGTATTCGCATTGTAGTTGTAAAACTGAAACAAGCGGCCTAATGAGGAGGCGTGTAAGATTAAGACTTTGGTCAGTGAGTTCCAGGCTGCGGCGTGTGAGGAAGAGGCTGAAAATCATGGTTAGAAGGGTGGCCATAGCGATTAGAAGGGCAGCGAAAGCTAAGTAAGCATTGACTCCCCCTTTTTGGTAATAGTAGGTAGCGCCGAAAGCTATGACGATTGCAGTGAGAAGGATGAGTAATATCCAAGGCCAGGCGCCGCGTGTAGAACGCATGTGGTTATTATAGCACCTTAAATCCAGACAGCGATAACTACTGCGTCTGAGAAGTTGGAAGGGTCCAGGAAAAGGACGGCGACACTACGGCCGGGGACCATTTCGGCGGAGGGGATGGCTCGCGAGGTGGGGATGTTCTCCAGCCAGACGCTGAGGCTGCCTGCGATTTGGACGGTGGCAAGGTAGGTGTTTGAGTCGAAGGATTTGAGGATTCCTTTTTTAATCATGTCTTTATCAACCCCCTATGTCCCCCAATCTTGGGGGACTTTAGAAAATTGGGGGGTACCCCAGCTTTGCACATAAAGCCTCAATTTACACCTACTTCTTGTGCAAGTGCCTTTTCTGCACAAAAAGTGGAATCAATACCCAACTCGTGAATTGATTGTATCAGAACGCAGATGTTGTGGCAAAGCACCTTACAAAGTACCTCGTTCACTTGCCCCTCGGTGCTCTTACTCCTAACAGCATCCCCAAACTTGCCCTTAATCATTGAGAACACGGTCTCTACGTTCGATCTCTTGTGATAGTGCTGTAGGAAAGTGTCTCGATTGAACATATAGAAGTGATACATCTTTGACCAAGTGGAATTGTCAGTAGGTTCTACCATATTAGTTTTGAACGGAATATAAGGCATAGCTCCCAACTGAGCAACTAATTCAAGGTTCTTGTGACTTATGTAAGCCTTATCTGCTGATACTTCCACTATCTGGAAATGTTGGGCTGTAGCCTCAACTAGAGGCTGGAAGAAGGTTGTGTCATTAGCAGCCCATCCACTGATTTCAACCGAAGTCACTATCTTGGTTTTGACACCTGCCATAAGGTGAACCTTTACCCATTCCTGATTGTCCAGTTCACGACCATACTTCTTGTTGAACCAGCGAATGAAGCGGCTAGTGCTAAATCCGCTTGAATCTACAGCGAAGTCGCTCTCCACAGCTTTCAACGGAAGGCTACTGAGGGTAACTAGGGACTTCAAGATAGGAGTGAGTTCGGGATTGGCAAGGTAATTGGATACAGAGTTGAAATGAGGAGTGCTAGCAACAATCCCCATATCGTGTGCTTCTCTTATGTCACACGTAAATCTCCTTGAAGAAAAGCCAGTATAGACCTTGAAAGCAGAGGCAAAGACCATATCCGATAGCGGAAGTCTAGGTCTGCCAGTGCTTTGCTCAGGCTGTGGGATGCCTTTGCATAATTCCGCCAATAGCTGAGTGAACCGAGCCTTTTCCTCAGTCTGTGCAGCATTGTAGGCACTCCAATCCTGACTGTAGGTGATTTTTACTGTCTTAGTCTCTGTAACCGTTCCATCTGGCTTTGTCTCCCTCTGTAAGGTGAACTCAGCCGCAAAAATATGCTTACACTTGACTTGCCTAACCTCGTGGTCTGGGCAAGTGCATTTCTGATGGGTTAAATCTACAGTGTAGAAAGTCCCATCGCCAGTCTGGGAAGGAACTCTCCAGCACCCATCGTTGCCCTGCTTGATTCTCTTTGTTGCCGCTATCACTAATCCTCTCTCTTCTCTCGCATCCATCGTACCTCTCCGTTCCTTATTCCTTCATTATGTAGCTATTATACCACACATTGTGTGCACTTGTCAATACCCCTAGCAGACATTTTTGCTTTATTCGCCTATTGACAATGCCTCACGTTGTGTGGTATAGTGTTAGACAAATGAATAAGGTACAGTCTCGAATAGCGGAACTGGAGAGAAAGGGCTGGACTTTAGCAGCTATATCTCGTGAGTTAAAGGTATCCCAAAGCGTCGTAGAAAAGTGGAAGGCTGCAGATAGACACGCTCGCTTGGAGAAGTTAGTTCTTGATGCTCTCGACCATCTTCTAACACGGAAACGAATACCTCCAAAAAGGAAGCATCCGGCATTGCGATTACCGAATGCTTCTGGTAATATCTAGAAACAGAATAGGGACTTCACAGGTCGGCATGGAATCCAATCAAGGCTATTGCGAGTAGCTTTGAAAACCTCCCTGCACGGATAGAATACCATAATTTGTGAGGGAGGTCAAGAGCCATGACACAAATCAAAGAAGGTACAAAATCTCTGCCTCGTGTATCTCTTGGATTTTACACTCCATATGAAGCATCTCGTATTGCGCAAGTTCCCAAACAAACAGTCAATTCATGGCGAAGGAATGGGATTATCATCCCGTCGGTGGAGTGGATCGATGAACAAGAAAAAGCACATACTGGGCATACATTTGAAACAGTAGTATTTATGCGACTAATACGATTATTCAGGGAGAAAAACATTACTCTTTATAAAGCTGTAATAGCTATGCAAGAGATAAAGAATCGTTTTGGGCCTCCCAGTAAGAAATGGGCTGAAGCGAAGATATTTGTAGACCGAGAAGATGTCTGTGTCTATGACAATAAAGACACATGGGACACGACGATTGTAACAAGATACAATCAAAAGTTGGCAGAGTTTGTCTTTGGTGAAGAATTTACTTTACTAAAGGAACGCGCCGATGCCTTATTGATACCTTCGCAATTTATGGAGTTCGTAGAAATAGACCCTTCTATACAGAATGGCCTTCCGATACTATTTGATACTACTATACTAACAAGTACAGTGCACAAATTAAGATTGCGTGATTACGAATTTACAGATATTCAGAGAATGTATCCGTTTATTCCAGATAGTAAAATAATGGGTGCTGAGGAATATGAGACATTCCTAGACAAAGTGAGTTTCAATTAGGAGAGCCGCCCAGAGTTTACACGGATGCTAGTGTTACCGCACCCGTTATAGACATATTATTACGATTAGGATGGAATATTGAGACCGCAGAGCAAGCAGAGCTGACTGGTAAAATAGATGATGTCGTCTGGGTTATCCATGCTAGAAAATGTGGTCGGATAGGTATCACGTTCGATGAACTAGCCGCACAACAAGGGGAAAGGGTCTCACGTGAATTACGGCGGCATGGTGGCAAAATCGTTCGCATACAAGGTGGCCCAGAGCAAGATAAATATCGTGCAATAGGCAAGCTACTATTCCATTATCCCGAATGGTACCCTTTCTTGTCTACAAGCAATGGAGTATCAGTGATTGCCGATATAAGAAAGCAAAGTTGTGGAAACTATACACCAGAACAATACCATCAACACTACCACAGGATAGACGCTGAGCAGTTCACACGATACCTTGAAGAACGCAAGGAGAAGAAACGACTGCGCCGCAAACACCATGCAAGGAAACAACCACCGCCTGAACAATTATCATTCACCTAACCTATCCCTCCAAAATGCTACCAGCCATAACCGAGCAAGTGCCTTCTTAGTCAATAGCAAGTTGTGAATATAGCCAAAGAGCGAAAAACATTTATAATAGGCACAGATAATCGGGCGGGAGGCTTGATGATGAAGGTCATTGAATTTGTTGTTGACATTATTACCCAGGCACTTGCTCCATTGATTCTCATAGCAGTCATTTTCTATCTCCTTTTTACAGATTTCCTTCCTTCGCCACCTATAAAGAATGGCCTGCCCTCATTACCCATAGACTTAATTACACTATCGCTAACCCTAGGCGGAGTTATTGTGTCGATATGGGCAGCTATAGAATCGGATGTTAAGAAGAAATCACTCTATATCAGCTTGGCAAAAAAACTAGTTCTAAGCGCCGTGCTGATATTGATCTTCATTTTGTTATTCTTCCTCGCTCAGCTATTACACGTAGACCCATCCAAAAGAGAGTGGAGTTTCCTAGGTTTTTGTAGGTTCTTAGTTTACTGGGGTGCTGTAGTGGCTATGTTTGTAGGTACATTTGTATTTTCATTTTCAATTGCTGACTTATTACGTGTGTTGATAGTAGACCTCTTAAAGACAGTACCCAAAAGGAAACTATGGCTTATGCGTTACAAACTTGGCACCATGTGGAGAAAAATTAAAGGCAAGAAGTTATGGTAGCTATGATAATTACTACCCGAATGGGGCAAAAAGTCTTAACAAGTACCTTGACTTCAATCCACACCAGAATCTTTCTAGCCCCTATTACCAACCACAACCGAGGAGAACCTTTTTGTGCAGAAGCTTGACTTTTTGTGCAGATAGGAGTTATTGTGCAAAGCTGGGGTACCCCCAAACCCCCAGCATCCGCCTGTGGCGGACGCCCCTCTGCACACCCTAGGGGTTTCAAAAAGGGATACTTTGCACCTCTTTTCAACCCCCTAAATCCCCCTCCTTCCTCGGAAGGATTGGGGGACTTTAAAAATGGGGGACACCCCCACCCGCCATAGGCGGACGACGAAACAATCTCACCGCACCCTTTGGCTAACGAGGAGATTGCTTCGCTGCGCTCGCAATGACATAGGACATTACACTCCTCCCAAACCTATCTTCAGGGTGTAAATGCCTTTCCGGGTATCATAAGTATGGTGGAGCGAGAGCACCCGGCGTTTGGCGGCGGTCAGGCCGGCCAGGGTGTCGGTAATCTCGATGACGTCGTATAGCTCCTGGCCGCAGTTCAGGGGTACGACTACGTAGCCATCCTCTGACTCGATGGCGGCGTGCCTGAGCATGGCCTCGCCGCGGGCGTGCGCCTCCGCTTCTGTGTCCAGGTTTATGTCATGTACCTGCGCCAGCCGGTCATATACCAGATTAACCTCCTCCCAGTCCCAATCCTCGGTCATGGCGACGGAGGACGGCAGGCCGAAGACCTGCACTCGGTTGGCCTGCCCAGAGCGCTCAGTGTATTCGGCTTCCAGTATGCCGTGGGCTGTGCCGTAGGCGTAGACGCTGCCATCAGAGACCTGGGGATTGATGACGTAGCCGCAGTTGCCCCGGAAGTATAGGAAGTCGGGCACCATGGAGAGGAGACGCAGCACAGCGGTCTTGCCGCTCTCGCCGGGACTGATGGTGAAGGCCGGGCAGTGGTTGACCAGGGCATCGCTGTTGCTGAAGGAGGAGAATTCCAGACCAGCCCGCGCCAGGATGAAGTTGAGCAACTGAAAGACGCTCTTGCTCCCTGCTGCCCAGGCGAACTGGCGTCTGGCTTTCCATCTCTCCAGCAGGCCCCAGGCGTCGGTGGCGAAAAGACGGAGGACAGACGACGGGGGATGGCAGACGTATGTCCAGGCCTCTATCCAGCAGGCAGGGCCGGAGGAGACCTCAATGCCCTGTGAGGTGTGGTATCCGGGGCTGAACAGTACCTCGGAGCCGAGGTTTATCGGGGACGGAGGGCCGGAGTAGCGGCTGTCGTCGTTTCTCAGGTCTATTTGAATCATTCCCGAGGCAGGGCCGGCCCGGGCGCTGAGCGCGGTGACATCGCTGGTGACATCCAGCAAGGAGGTTAGGAGCGAGGCGCGCCACACGCCCGAGGGAGTGGAGAGCCAGGCGTGGCTGCTGCTGTGCGCCACCGCCACGTCGTAGCTTGAAGTCAGGTTGAAGGGCACGGGCTCGCGCCACAGGTTTGAAATGTAGTCGGCAGTAGCCAGCGAGTGAGACCAGTAAGGCCGGCTGTAGGAGGCTGTGCCCGTATATTTCTCCACGAAGAAAATGCGGAAGACGTCAGGGAGGTCGAGATAAGGACTGCGGAACTCCATATTAGAGCCGGAGCTGGCTACGGTGAGCTCCGCCAGGCTTGACCAGGAGCCGGGGCTTTGGGAGTAGCCGTCGCCATAGACACATGTCCAGACCTTGTACTTGCCGGTGCTGTCCTGGCCGCAGACGACCAGATTCCAGTCGCCGTAATGGACGCAGCCGATGCCGGTAATGGCGGCGGCGCTGTTAGTCCAGGCGGAGGGCGAGCCCCAGGTTCCGCCTGTCCTCTTGACTGCGTAAACCGTGCCCGCCAC